CTCAGACCGTTGTCTCTTACGAGGCGGGTGTTTTGCCTTCGGGCATTCCACATGTTTGGAGACTTGACGAAAGTCAATCCTCCATTTCCGTCGTTAGACAATTATCCTTTCCTTGTGATCCCCCTTCAGGGAAACCACATGTGAGGGTTTCCTCTGTTGAGGATCCTCTCAAGGCGAGGATAATAACGGTTGGTGAGTCCTACTCTCGCGTTTTGAAACCTTTGCAGGTTGCAATGTTTCATGCGCTTGGAGAGTATCCTGAATTCTCGCTCACCAGGAACAAGTGTCCTGATGAAGATTTAGAACTTGGTTATGGGTTTGGAAAAAGTAGGAACTTGGATGGGCATATGCCCGATTCATTCGAAGCTGTTCAATCCACCCTTCGCAATCTGTTGCGTGGTTTTGACCCATTAGGAGACGAATATCTCCTTTCTGGTGATTATGCCGCCGCAACAGATGGTCTAAAGATGGAAGTTTCTAGGTTACTGATGGATTCGATTCTGGAGAATATATCTCATGAACCTACCCGAAGGTGGGCTCGTTGGGAGCTCTCAGGTTCGATCCTTCATTACCCCGATCACCTCCATCTTGGTGAACTTGAACAACATAAAGGCCAGCTAATGGGAGGGATTCTTTCTTTTCCCCTCCTTTGTCTGGCAAACTTCGCCCTCATGTCATTTTCTGGTTTCCCTCGCGGCTCCTTCTCCATCAATGGAGATGATGTTGCTGCGAGAGGTCACCTTTCTCTGATCGAAAATTGGAGGGAGTTGGGTCCACAACTTGGACTCACTCCCTCGCCTGGTAAATTCATCGTGCACAAGCTGTTTGTGATGATGAACTCCCAGATATTTTCGGTACAGGATAATGATCTACTGGTTACTGGAAAGTTCAGTCTCTTTGTGAGAAAGGACCTTCCTATCAGTGAGACCTTATATGACATTCAGAGGTATTATCCCTCTGAATTGGCGCGAAGTATCTTTATAGATATGAATCGATCTAGACTTAGTGAAATAGTCAGATCACCCTATGTTCCTCGCTCATTTGGGGGACTCGCTAGAGTCTTCCATGAAAAAGGAAAGTTCAATTTGAAGCAAGCATTGCAGGTTTATTCTGCCTTGGCTTACCGAAAACTTGTCCGACCTACCCGCCCCATCCCTGGGACTGATTGGTCTGTCATTTGTATTCCTGAGTTCCTCTCAGGCTTAGTCGAAGTTCCGACAATTGAGTCTAAACTTTATACTAGCCTTTGCGTGTCTGAATTTTTTGATGGTACGAGAAAATCCCTTGGGGATGATCTTGAGCCAGATTATTTTCAGATGCAATTCAGAGAGGATCTCGGGAAAGCAATTGAGACTGGTTTGTACGATTCTGTTAAGAAGGAGACCGATTTACGTCGACTCCGTCCTCTGACATCGTTTCAGTACTCATACCATGTCATTGACAAGAATAAGGTAAGCGACGTTCGCCGTTCCGTCATTTCTATCCTGAAGGATTATTTAAAGTCTCGTCGAGATGTAGACCTCCTGTCCCCCATAAGCGTACCAGGTACGCTGGGAGGGGTTGAGGTCAACTCCGAAGCTCTTTATGGTCCTTCTGTCTGGAATCATGTCGAAGATTGGTTTCCCGGTCCCTTATGGGAGCAATTCTCGTTCGAGAAGCCGGAATCCACTCCCGATGTGTTCATCAGAATGAAAGGTATTGACGGAACGTTGCTTCCTTTTGAAATTCCGCGAGCAGATGATCTCGGATTTTCTTAGAATCTCAGTTGTCTAACTGAACTCGTTGCCCGCAGGGTGGTAACAGTCATTGACTTTTGAGTTTCTCAGAGATTCCGTTTTCCTCCGCTCCTATAGTATAATTATCTGATCTTGATTGATTACTCCAGTTGAGTTGTGGATCGCTCCTCAGCTCACCTGTCGTTATCCTTGTCTCTGTACCAATCGAGGCATTGCAAGAGATTTTGAGTAATTGTCCTGTTTCTTCACGACACCACACCCCTTCGGGGGATGTCGGGGATTC